ATCTCTTGACCTATCGGAATTTCAAACAGAATTTCGTCATGTACTTGAAGAATCTGATACGCTCTTGTGCCTTCCAGTCGGCGGTGTAGTTTAGTAAGAGCAATCCGCGCCATCTCAGCCACACCGCCTTGAATCAAATGCGACATAGCACGGTGTGTTGGATCTTCCTCACGGTAGTGCCTTAGTCGACCGGTCCACATGGGTATCTGTCGATTTCTCGTCGCAATTTGTTCAGATGTCGAATAAAGTTTGCGAATGCCAGGCAACATGGCGTGATAACGCTCTAAAAGTTGCGCCGCTTCCGGCACACTAATTCCAAGTTCTTCTGCTAACCCAATCTTACCAACGCCATATACAATGCTGAAGTTGGTCCGTTTAGCCTGTGTTCTCGTAATGCCAATGCGGTCTGCTGTTTCTTGATGTATGTCTTTTTGATAACGGTAAGCATCTAGCAGAAACTCGTCTTTGGTGTAGTGAGCCAACAATCTGAGCTCGGCCTGATTCCAATCGAAAGATACTAGTACGTATCCAGGCGGCGCTATGACCAAGTCCCGAACACGATAAACGTCCGTGCCTCTCGGCAGTGCTTGTAAATTAGGGCGACTGCACGAAAGCCTGCTCGAAATGGTCCCAATCAAGTTCAGGTTAGGGTGTATGCGATAGCTGTCGTCCATAAGTTTGAGAAATTCTTCATAATACGTGCCGGCGACTTTAACCCAAGCTCTGTATTCCAACAGCAACGGCGCTATTGGATTTTTAAGTTGAGCTAGTTTAATGAGCGTGTCTCTGTCTGTCTTTTTTTGTTTGAGTATTTCTCGCAGCTGAGGCACGCTGTTAGGGTTGAAGTCTTTGCCAACTATCTGTCGCATTTGGCTGTAGAGTTCTTCCTGTCGTTGCTTAGCATACTCTAAATTACGCTTGCAGCGCTCTGGGTCAATAAGCACACCCCGACGCTCCATAGCTGTGATTGTTTCTGAATATGCGTTGACTTCCGGCCAAAGGTGAAGTAGTCCTTGTTTAGTAAGTACTTCCTGGTAGAAACGCGCTAGTTGCCAGGTCAAATATACGTCTTGCTCGGCATACGGTGCTACATGCTCGGGCGGTAATACTCGCATTTCGCCTTTCAATTTCGCGCTAGCAGTTGACCCACCCAATTCTTTAACTCTTTTCTTAATTTTTTGCATGAGCTCGGATTCAGCGTCTGCAGCGGACGATTCTAAATATTTAGTACCGAGATGCTTTAAGGCAAAGCTAAGCTCGTTCTCGTTAGCCAGATGGGCCGCTAACATGACGTCCATATGTCTATTAAACACGGGTATGCGCTCAATTTCAGTTGAATGGACATCGAATTTCAAGTTGAATCCAACTAGACTCCGCTGCGGGTCAGCAAGAAACGGTGCCAGCCAATATAACCTATCTATCGGTAAATTAGTGCCAGCTAAATGCCTGAACGGTATATAGAAAGTCTCGCCTGGCGTCTCGCCTGACATGTCTGGTATGAGAATAGCAACGCCGATCAATCTATCCCCTCGGAACGGGTCAAGTCCAGATGTTTCTAAGTCGTAGACCATAAGAGGTGGCCCCGTACGCAGACGGTCTAACATCGCTAAATATTTTTCGTCGTTATCAATTAACACCGGTATACCTCCTATTCACATAAAAATTCACATAAAAAGCGAGGATTGCCGTGGCTACTTACGAGTATCTTATCTCAGCCTCGCTGCTGTTGCGTTAGTAAAGGGGCTGATTTTTTGAGTGCTCGAATGTTTCCTGTGTTGGCGGGTAAACTTTCGTCACCTTGTGTGTCGTGCGCCCCTCAAAATCTTCATGCGCTACGTCGATAATGCAAACTCTGCCGACAATATCGCTGCGCTTGAAACGAGCGATCGTGCCGCTTGCTTGGATTCCAATGGCTTCGAGTGCTTCAACAATTTTCCAGCGCGCTTGCGGCAGCAGACTGGTCCAGTATTTCAACTGAACGTTTTTCGAAGGTCCGGCAATAATCAAGAATTGCCAGACGTACTGCGGATTCCCAGATTTACTCGTTGTTTTTTCGAAATCAACGATTTTTGCATGATGCATACCTTCTTCAGCAAGACCGGCACCGGTAATGTCTGTAAAGTCTTCCTCGAAGACTACATCGTCAGGTTCCTGTGGTAAGCCAACAGGCACACTCGGAGCAACTACGTCGTCCGGAGCAACTACGTCCGGTGCAGGTACCGGCTGCGGCTGCTGCGGCTGGAATCCAGGTTGTTGAGGTTGCTGGAATTGCGAAGTTGCGTTAACTCCGTACGAAGCATACGGCGATGCCGTCGAGTCATGCGGCGTAGCTTTTTCAGTTGATTTTGTTTTCCCAAGTCCCGGGATTTGAGGTTGTTTTGTCATTTAACATGCTCCTTTCCTAAGATTTTGTTAATTAGACTCGGTATCGTGGGATTGTCAACTACTAATCCCAATTTTTGACCAGGCGAACGGTCTTTGGCGACCCATTTGCGGTACGGACGACACAATAGACGCCTTGTTAAATATTCTTCGCCTTCGGCGTTTGTGTCTACGCCGGTGAACATATAACCAATCACGTCCATGTACCCCATCACTGCTGTTCTCAACTTAGGCGTCAGGTTAGGATAAATGGTGTCACCGTCCTTTGACACAGCGTCATGACAAGAAAAAAACACGTGCATAGGTAAGTCTCTGAAACTACGTACAAGACGACGCATTTGTTGTGTGCTCGCGCCGTAGTCGTCTAGCCACACGTCGTCCAGACTAGTACGTTTGGCACCAGACGAGCTACTAGGCTTTCCTAGCTGCTGTTGCACGATGTGCTCGATGTTCACCATCTGCAGCTCAGACAAACTGTCAATAGCAACCGACTTGTAAGGGTGGTTGCCCTTAGCTAAAAACCAAAAGATGTTTTCGAGCTGGTCGAAATCTTTCAAGTCGACAACATCGGGTGGCTCAGGCAACCCCAACGCCGCAACATCGGCAACGCTCAAAATACCGCTTTCCACGTTGATCAATAAAACCGGCGCCGTCAACGGGTGTGCATTAGCCGTAGCGAGTAATGAAGTTTTGCCGACTCCTGGCGGTCCGTAAATCAGCATTTTAAGCTTGTAGTCTTCGATTTTCGGCTTGTAAATCGGTATCTCGATCGGCATGGTAGGTGGTTTAGTAGTTCTGCTTGTCGACAATTTCTTCACCTCCTGGTTTCGGTGTTTCCTTTTTTTCAAACTCGTTCTCAATCAGAAACTCGATGTCACCGCCCTTGAGCGATTCTAGGCAAAGCTCTCGGTACGGGCAACTATTGCAGTTCATAAAGTTTGCGTTACGATAAATGTGTTTCTTGACTCGACTTAAATCCCAAATTTTACGCTCCAGGTCCCGAGCAAACAAGCGTATTTCTACTAGCGGACGAAATACATAGGTACGTCGGAAGAATTTAAATTCAGCTAGTTTTTCTTCCATGTCTGAATAGTCGTCAGGATTGAGTCCCTGCGACACAACGAAATCCCTGTAGGTGGGCCAATCAGTGTAAATTTTAACTCTCGACACGCTGTTGTCTTTATTAAGTTTCGGCACGGCAGGAAGACGGGCTAACAGCTGGTTGTAGATAGTGCCGACAACAGGATAACCGAGACGATGGGCGGCATACTGGTAAATACCAATCTGCCCGTCCAGCTCAATATCGGTGTTTGTTCGGAATCGCTGCTTTGGAAACTTGTGTTCAAGAATCCAAAGATAGCCCTCTCTGTCTTTTACGATAGCGTCCCAATACCCAATCAAATCTAAACGCATACCTTTGATAGGTATTTCGAAACGCTGCTCGACTAGCACGGGCGTAAACTCGTCTTGGTAAGTATCGATGTACCTTGGGATTATTCCCGCAATTAACTCGGTAATTTCCCTGTACTCAGCGATTTCTTCGTCGAACAGTTCACGCTTGCTAGTCTCTTCCACAAACCAACGCTCAATTGCTTCTCGCCAATCTTCACCTCGCAAGTATGCAGCTATCGCCGCATGCCCGCAAGCGCCGATTGACGGCGCTCGAATTAAGCGTTTCGGAACGATGCCGAGCTCGTAAGCCCAATACCATTTCATGCGGCAGGTGGACCAAGTTGCAAGCTCGGAATAACTAGTATGTGTCCGTTGCTGTTGCATGTTACCTCCTTTCTTTTCTTTCGCAACATATATCTATCTGTTGCACTTGCGCTTAGGCCAGTGCTTCAGACGCTGCTCTAATGCCCACTGTAGAAGTCGTTCAACTTCGAGTTGGAATTTTACTAAATCTTTTTGGAAGTCTGTTAATTCCTCAAAAGCTAAGCTTCGTATAGTGCTCTCCAGTTGGGCGATGCTCGCATTTGTGCTAGCCAGTTTACGCGCTAAATGTATCTTTGCAGGCACCTATTTCTCCTTTCTGGAGCTTACGCCCCATTATTATTATAACACAGCATGACAAAGTTTGTCAAGTCCCTATACTTATTAACTTTTTTCGTTTCGCAATTACGGCTTCGATAATAGTAACCTTGCCCGCTAACACGTCCTCGACCATTTCGTCTATACTATTTCGAGCAAGTAGTTCAATTACTTGAACGGATTCTTTCTGTAGGTGCGGACGCGTGCGGTCTATTGCTTGCTGATTAATACTCGGTGTCCAGTGCTTGTCGAGAAAAACGACAAGTGATGCTGCTGTGAGAGTCAGGCCTACACCGCCCGCAGTAGTAGTTGCTAAAAACAAACGCACACTAGGATCTGTTTGGAATTTGTGTCTAAGCTGATCTCGAGCGCCGTCAGGTGTTTTTCCTGTTAGAACAACATGCCCGATGTTTGCTTCGGTAAGCATTTCGGAAACGAGTTTTATTGCTTCGGCAAACTGAGAGAATACTAAAATCTTACGGTCTGTGCCGTGAACAATATCCATAAAGGCATCGAGTTTAGCACCTTCTCGTTTCCCGCCTATTAGGGCAGGTGAAATTGCTACTTGCTTGCATCTAGTTATTTGAGCTAAAATACCTGGCGTAATAACTGTTGTATCTTCGTCAACGACAGTCATAAAAAATTCTTCTATTTCGTCATAAATGCGTCGTTGGTCGGCTTCCAAATCGACCCAAACCGTCTGGCGGACTACGGGCGGCATATCGGGAAATACTTCAGTTTTTTCACGACGCAGAAAGAAGGGCGCCATTTCACGGCGCAGTGCTTCGGGTTGCGTTGGTGTACCATCTATGACCCAGCCAAAGCGACCTGGGTAAGCAGTAGCATGCTTTTGTACGAAAGACCAAAAAGACGAATACTGTTTAGGATAAAGTACATGCAGCAAAGACCAGAGGTCGTCTACACGATTCATGATTGGAGTTCCGGTCAAAAGAAACGTGTACTCTATCACGCTTGCTAGAGCTTTTACACCTTCGGTTTGATTGACTTTTCGATTTCTAATGTTATGCGCTTCGTCCACAATAAGAACGTCCCACGCTATTCCGAGTAACTCGTCAATTACGTGGCGCCCTGGCTTTTTGACTCGCTTTGATTTGCCGTCAATTGTCGTTTTTTCGTATGACCACCGAACGGTCTCATAATTAACTACTAAATAGCCCTCCTTGAATTCTTGAATCAATCGAGCTTTTTTATCTGCCGACCCACTCAAGACAGTTACGTTGCGATTTGGCACCCATTTATGAATTTCTTCAGCCCAGTTTCCCTTCAGAGTGTTGGGACACACAATGAGGACACGGCGGGCTTTAAGTTCTTCACATGCAGTAATTGCTTGTAGCGTCTTGCCAAGACCCATATCGTCACCAAGTAAAGCCCGCCCGACTTGAACCAAAAATTTAGCACCAACACGTTGGAAACTCCAGAGTTTCTCCGCAAATGGGACCTGTAAATCCGTATCCTCTTGATCTTTCAAAGCCAAGGCAGCGGCTTTAGCAGCGCGCTGCCGGTCAACCCACGCTTGCACATCGGCAGGCAAAATGGTTCCTAGTGCTTCGATCCGTTCAAGTATTGCTACGTCGAGCGGAAAGTGCCAAGCACGTTTAGCATGAATCCAACGATGGGAAGGTATTGATTTAATTCGAGCGTTTAGCCCGTACGGACAGCGTACAAGTACGCCTGTGAGTTTGTCTTTGTAATATGTACTTTCAACGGTAATAGACATCTTGTTTACTCCTCTTCCTCTAGTTTCGATTCAATAGTCAACAGAATAGCTTGTGGATTCCCGAGTTGATTTAATGCCCACTTTTGAACATAAAGCGTTCCGATTACGGGCGCTTGATCATTCCGTTCCTGAAAGCGAACAGTGTTTTTCGTATCACGCTCTTTGTCGAAAGTTATGGTCATTTTTTCCATTCTTTTTCACCTCCTTTATCGGAATTCCTATTTCATCTCGGACTAACCTAATACCATAGCTGTCTACTATTACAGCACCATGTGGACAAGAATTCTCTTGGAGCCACTTTACAATCGGTGTCCCTAAAGCTTCTAGCTCTGACGCTCTTTTCTTAGACGTATTCGGCGGTTATCTCTTCATTATCTCAATGGCGTCTCTTACGGTGTCTAAAATCTTTTCAGCACTAATGTCCATTTCTTTTTCCATTGCTAAGATCAAAACTGACAACAATGCTAATGCTGTAACGGTGTCTGACCGTACACTTACTTCAATTTTCTTATCTCTCTTCCTTACACGCAACTCTTTTATTTCGTTCATAACGTCCCTCCTTATACTCTCGTTCTCCAAACGGACAATCCGTTGTATACGGGCCATCGTAATATTTACACTGCCAAGTAGCTGGAAACATTGCAACGCATTTGAAATTCTCATACATGTATCGGCATGTGTTATACATATAACGGCCTTGCAGCGTATTGTCAACATTCCAATTTCGACACGTCAAACAGCATTTTGTCTCCTTAAAGTCATCAATAGTGTATCTTTCTTCCATCATTTACCTCCTTTCTTTCTTTATTTATTTACAAATTCACTGATTTTAATACATTTGCATTTACCCGCACGGCACAAAGGTCCCATGCCGCTGGGGTGTGGCAAGATTGGCTTACCGCAACACTTACATTGAACGAGTGCGTTTTTAGCAACATCGGGTATAACGTCTTCCGACAACTCTCCGAGCTCAATCCGACGCAGAATCGACGATAATTTAGCGTCATGGCCTTGCCTAAAGCGACGATTTTTCTTTTCGACTAGAAGTCCACAACCACACAGACACTCACGCATTTTAAACACCTCCTTTCATATTGATTTTTTCATTTAAATTCCTCCTTTTCTCTTATAATTAAGTATAGTATAGGGTAATATAGTTTATGTATGGTAATATATTATTGTAGAAATGGTCCCGAACAGCGTCCATGTATTTTTTGTGCTTTTCAAGAAATCTTCCGTTGTAGAATTTTATTTCACTTGTTATTCTACCGTAACCTCTAGCAGAATAAACTACTTGATATTTCTTACCATTAATTCTTATTCCACGTCGCTCCATGTAGCCCATGGGTGACGTTCCGTATGTATCCAATGAATAATCTCTTTTGATGCTCGCACCATTTGCGTGTAACTTTTTCAGGTCCGCTAAATTGTAATTCTTTTTAACTTTCATTTTAAATCCTCCTTTTAATTTTTATTTATATTTGTTCCTTACATTTTTATTATAACACATCTAATATATTTTTGTCAAGTATTGTCAAGTATGAAAATGTCTTCAGAAAACACTTTCATAGGTTTAAAAATACCCCTCGAGGCTATTATCCGAGTATGGGGCTGAGCATAAGCGCCGATAGATTATCTGACGCCCTTTTCTGTGCCCTCCGAGTACTCTTCTTTGTCCTCCGTTGCGCTCTGACATGTGTACCCGCTATAAAAACCAATATAATCACTCAGACGCAACGGAAGACAAGAAAAAGGCCGGCCAAAGCAATAAAAAACCCCGACCGTCAAAGTCGGGGCTTGCTACAAAGAAAAGTATGAAAGTTAGTGTTTCGCGTCGATCCACGACTCGCCTAGTATGTAACCCACCAATGGTAGAATCACGGCAGCGAGCTCGATGGGGCTTAAGCTCAATCCAAACAACTGGTTGAGTACGGGAATCACAGCTGCAATCGTTGCCGCCCACCATTTCTTGCTTTTGTAAAAAGGCTTGCCGCCCTTTTTCTCGTCAAGTTTAATATCGCCCATATAGTGTGCCTCCTTTCTTTCTCAGCGTGGTAATGACTGAATATACCAAACCAAAAAGCCGATTAGCGTCGTAATAATGATCGTCACAAGCGCCCAGAGCGAAGTCGTCAAACGACCTAGCCTGTCGCACAAACCGTCAAGGCGTTCTGTTACACGAATGCTATTCTCCTCTAGCTTTCGAATCCGCTCCTCGTGGTCCTTTAATTGATCTTTGTAGTCCAGCATGCCTCCTCTTCCCTTTACCATTCCCTCAATCAGTCGTAATTAAGCCGTATCTGACTCGCTTTTATCCTGCTGGCGACATTTAATCGCCGCAACCATCGCGTCTTCGTCGCATACGAAGGGAAGTTCCTCCCGTTTAAATCTGAAGGTGCGCTCTTGCCCGTCTACTAAAGCCGTAATGCGACGCCCGATATAGTGCTCTTCACACGCCTTTGTCGGCTGCCCTGGGTATGGGTTTTTGAATTGCAGGACACTAGCTTTTATAATGACGTCCATCTATACTGATACCTCCTTTATCTCCTCGATTTCAATTATTTCATTGACATAAACAACCTCAGTTTCGCCTTCCCATGTCTCACCGACCCTCCGCTCAACACCTTTTAAATGCCAGTTTCGTATGCTCAAATGGTCGTCGCATCTTGTGCCAATCGCCAACACGTTGTATTCACCTTCTAGCTGGCATCGGATTACAAGTTGCTCACGATCTCGATCCAACTCGCCATAACCATTGCCAAAATGGCCTTGTGGCGTCACAAAAACTTGCACATCGGTGTTTAAGTGAACGAAATAGTCCGGCAGACTGATTTCAACAGTATCGTCGTCTCGCTCGGCTCGAATGCGCCACCTATAAAGTGTTTCACCTGGCGACGGAGCCTCCACCGCGCCGTGTCTAATTACGTGCGTCGCTGACTTCTCGGGCTTTGGGTGCGGAATCTCAAAGTTCTTAGAGCCGCTAACAGAAAAACTGCCAGGCACGCTCCACTGCGTATTGCTAGTGCCGAGTACACCACGGTGGTCGCCTCGAGCTTCAGCGAAATAACCTATGGCTATCGAACCAAACCCAGAAACTGTCGCATGCCGTCCAAGCGCCATAGAATGCGGACCATGAGCCTGTGAGCCCTTTCCAATAGCTATTCCTCCGGCCGATTGATCAACGTCGACGTTTGCTCCGTCGCCAATGGCGATTGCGTACTGGGCCTGGGCTCTGGCTTCTTTTCCGAGAGCTACGGCCCGATGGTAAGCGTAAGAAGAATCCCCCACGGCTGTACTATATTGAGAAGGTGCGTATGCGGTTCTGCCGATCGCCACAGCGCCCTCGTCGCCCGCATAAGAGCCAGAACCCAATTCTACAGCTGCCGCCGTAAGACCCAAGATGTCTTGTATACTCAACGTTACGGCGCCCGTTCTACCTGCTACGCTTTTTACGGCTGCCGAGATGGTGCCGCTAGCGTCAACGGAAATGCTTGAGCCATCTGGCTTCACGTGTCCGATAGTTTGCGACGTTGCTTTAACAGCAGCGTGACTATTTACAGCGTTATCTACCGTGTCTTTGCGAGCGATGTCGTCACTAGCGGAAGGAGCAGCAACCTTAGCCCGACCTGAGCTATCTCGGCGCATAATCCTATTGGCCGTTGCAAGGGACGTGGCGCTGTGTGCAAGAGTATCATTCATATGCGTGGACAGCGCTGTCGTTGTAGCATGCCCCGAATGTGGCGCTGCTTTAGCCTCATGGGCATCCACTTTAGCTTGTGCGCCAGCCGGCGTTTCTTTAGTAGATTCTAACTCGAGGATATTACCCTCAATTCGGTTGAAGTCTTCTGCTCCAGGTACCGTCTGCCCTGGTTGCCCCCAGTTTGTTTTTGGTGTTTGCCATGCCATATAGATCACCTCATTTCGTTTTTCTGCCTGTCAGCCTTGCTTGCATATATCCAGCCCAGCTTATCTCCTGACGTATTACGTGATAGTCCTTCCCCTTGACCGTCACCCTGTCGCCGAGCAACAAAGCCGGGTTCCCCCGCCAGTCGACCTCAATGTCCCTTCGCGGCTCTTTAACTGATGCCAACAGCGTATCCGCTATTGCTTGAGCCTGTGCCAGTGTCTGCACAAGCGGGTTAGCCGGAAATTCAAACGTGAGCACACCGTTTTCTGTTATGCTTGCTTCGTCCCTTACGATAACCCTTTCTTTGCCCTGGACCGTCAGGGGTTTGCCCTGGATAACAAGCGTCACCTGCTGATCCGTGCCGGTGCTGTTGGCGATTTTGATACTCGCGCCCCAGCCATAGTATGTGGCATCGACTATACTCACGCCTGCCGGCAGGCTGTCTAAACTCGCAACGGCATCAATCACAGGCGGCTGGTTATAAAAAGCAGTGATTGCCTTTGTACTGCTTGCCGGTATCGTGATAGGCTCATTGCTTTTGTAGACTTCCTCTGGTGTTGTGACTGGTCTCAAAGGTTGCGTGTCAACGATAATCTCATTTGCCACCTGATCCTGCCTTGACGGCGCTCTCAAAGGCGGGAAGTAGTCGTCCTCTGTTATCTCTAACACCGGCTCATCGCCTGTGACGAGAAAGCCCTCTATCTGTATTTTCCCGTCTCGATTCTGAAACGCTGCCGCAAGTCCAGCTTCAGCAATTATCCGCAACGCCTCCCTATGTGCCACGGGGTTAAACCAGGCATAAGGAACAACAATACTTTGCAAAGCCGTATCAATGACATACTCACTGCTGTTTAGTCCTGCATCCTGCAGCACTAATTCCGCAAGTTCATACAAGCTCTTATTCTGCAGGACCTGACTTGTCTGATACGTCCCCTTTCTGAGCAATTCCATCCTATCACGGGCTGTTACGGTAGCTTCCAGCGAATCATCCGGGCTATCCCAATCCAAGGACCAGAAGGTCCCAAGCGGTACCCAGCACATTTCCACGGGGTAGATTGAGCCGTTGAAGGTCAGTAGGTAGGTTGTATCCTCGTCCCGCTGCAGTGGCTT